CAAAGCAGGAACCAGTTTGGCGTTGAGTAGTACGTTGGGCAGTTGGGGTGCAGGTGCCACACTGAGTCTATCTGGCGGACTTATATTCCTCAACGGCGGTCCTACCTTGCCAGTTGATGCTCCTACAGGTATAACCAATTACATACAACCGGATGTACAGTTCAATGCTACCACCGGATGGACTGTGAATCCGTCAGGTCTCAGCAGTGCAGTCACCAGAGCTCCTACCCATGAACCTTATCCCTATCACAATCAAGGTGTACAAGCCAGCGTAAATATTGGAACTGCACAATCAACTCCACCGCCTAGTGCACCAACATTACCGGCCAATGTTAGCATCACCGCTGTCAATGCTGTGTCATCAGCTGCCACTGATGCTATCAATCAGTTCGAAACAGATTCCGGAACAAACTTTCCATAATGTCCATATTCAAATATACATTAGCATCCGGAGATCGTTTTACTCTCAGAGCCCCTACCGGTACTACACAAGGTCAAGCTGATGCCATATTTTATTCGCAAGTAGCAGCCGGTAGTCTAGTAGGTTATATACCAGGGCAAACTCTGTCTAGTTCGCTAACTAATATAACAAAATTTCAGTTGAGTCGACTGGATCGTGGCACCGCCGGTGTAGATGAGATTGCAGTGCTAGCATCGGTTGCAGGATTTCCATCTATATCAACAGCATCAACGTTGGCGTTATCATCAATTAATACTGGATTATCAAATCCAGTAAACGCCGGAAATGTACTAGGTATTACCACAGACGGAACTGGATATAATAATGGTAGCAATCTAAACGCTCCAGCAATCGGACCGTTGAGTCCTGCACAGGTGCAAGCAGTTCAAGCACAAATCATAAATTTTGTTAATCAGCCTTCTAATTCAATAATAACACCAGGTACATTTAATACGTACACCAATATAACAGGCACTGGTCTCGGTACAGGAATAGTAAACAATTCAGCCAATGTAGTTGGTAATAATGTTATAGGATCTAGAAATTTAGGTGGACTTGGCCAGTACGGGCTTACTGCTACACACCTTGAACAGGCCGGGTATCTTAAACCAGGAACAAGTTATTCTATAACAGACGGCAACGAAAGTATAACAGGGCCAACTACTTTTCCTGTAAACTATGACACATTATATTATTATGTAACCGGAGTGCCAGGCACAACATTTAGTTGGCAATCAGCAGGCGGATGGTACAAAGCACCCACTGATCCAACTTGGTGTGCTTTTATGGATAGCTACGCAGTATGGGTAGGTAATCCACAAGAGATCACAACCAATGTGTATTCGACTAATATAAATTTTCCCGTTACCGGCACATATACATTTAATATATCTACAGACAATAGTGGTAGTATCAGTGTAGATGGAGTAGGTACATTTTCTTGGGCAGATTTCCATACCGTAGGAACACAAACTGCTACAGTGACTGCAGGCATACATCTTGTAACGTTGTCTATTACCAATTACGGTGGCCCTGCAGGCATTGCTGCGCAGATAATCAAACCAGACGCCAGTGAATTGTGGAACACATTAAGTATAATAAGTGACAGTATAAACCCCAATGGATTCACACGTGGCGGCCCGTTTACCTTTGACGGAGAAGGCACTATACCACCTATACCCTCATCTTATGATATACCCGGAACATATTTTTACGATGCGTTTTTCTCTACAGGACACACATTTACTTGGACAAATTTTATTACCTATGATGGACCAGTTGGTCCTAATTATATAGAAAGAACTCCTGGAAATTTTGTGCAAGTTCTTGGCGCTCCGGGTGTTTGGACAGGCAAGGATGGGATCAATTCATTGAATGACATGTTAGCCAGTCCACTGATTCAAAATATTGCACAAACAACATTAATGCAAAATGCCTATGATAATTTAACTTCAACCGGAGTTATAATACCACCGGTGACACAACCGTCAATATCACAAGGCCAAGTATACACACAAGGTGGACTACAACAATTATCAACAGTGAGTTTAGCAATTAATGCCGCGTTTAGTGTACCTGGATCAGTGCAATCTGGATTGTCAAACTCACCAATAATTGCGTTAACATCCACTCCAACAAACGTAACCTCCACACTGGTAAATGGTGCAATCAATGATTTTAACCGTGGCGCATATGCTTTGGTAACAGATAATTCTAGTGCAGTAAACCGGGCAGTCACCGGAACTGCAGCATCGTTAATAGCAACTACCAGTAAATTTGGAACCGTGGCAGTAAATAACTGGATAACCGGCGCGGCTCAGTCGGTCGGGTTATCTCCGACTGTGTCAAATTACGTTAATTCAACTATAAACAGAACTATAAATCAAGTCACTAACCAAGTTATAAACAGTGCTACTTCTACTGTAAAAGGATTATTGAACGGTACTATATCTACCGATCAAATTTCTTCCTTGGCCAAATCGTCTGACTTTGCAGCCATAAGTTCAGATCCGTCGGCTGCTTTTGATAATTTAACTAGCAAAATAGGCGATAATCTTTCAACTTCTGTGGATTCTCTTATATCAAAAGGTAATAATATACTTGACAATATAACTTCTGGAAATTTTAGTTTAGATCCAACAAGTTTTTTATCTGGTCCTGGACTAGGACTTGCAGAAAAAGCATTGGGTATCAAAGGCAACGATGCAAGAAATCTCAACACTGCTATACAAATTGGTACTGCTATTGGTACTAGTCTTCTTACTAATTCTAGTGTGTTAAACGGTATTTCTAGTATATTTGGTGGCAGTGGAACAGGTGCATTAACGTCATTGACTAATGTGCCTGGGTTAGGCAGTGTAGTTGGAGCATTCATGGGCGGCGGCGGCCTGGCCGGACAAACTAAAATTGCAGCAGGATTTAGCAATACTGTAAATCGTTCTACGTTAGATGCAGCGGTAGTAAAAATTCTTGGTAGTAATAAGATTCCCAATCCAATATATGTACTACCGACTGCTCGATCACAAGCTGCTGCAACCAACGTAGCTCAAGCACAAAGCTTCTTGTCAAATTCACCTGGCGGAGGATCTGCAGTTGATATTTCAGCAGGGTTAGCCAGTGGGCAACTAAATCCAGCTCAAGTTAGAGATGCAGTGTTAGCACAACGAGCTGCACAAAACCCTCCAAGCAACTATAACGATAGCTAACCACTGAATTTCTCCCGGTAAATACAACATGGCCACATTCATTGGATTTAACACTATCAATCAGTATAAAAAATTTACTGCGGTTGATTTTAATTTGATTAAAATTGATCTCTTAAATGCTTTTAATATTCGTCAAGGACAGTTGGTAGGACGGCCTGGATACGGTACTACTTTATGGAATAATGTATTTGAAAATCAAACACAAGAAACACTGGCCAGTGTTTACAACGAAATACAACGTGTCTGTAGTCAAGACCCCAGAGTTTATGTTAGTTCTTTACAGGTATTTCCACAACAAAACGGTCTATTAATACAACTCGCATTAACAACTGTTGCTGGACAAGATGCTAAATTATTAAGTATATTTTTTGATCAAGGTGTTGGTGTTGCCGCATACGTTTAACGGCTCAGTTTATTTTTCCCATAAATAATAAAAATAGGAAGAGACATGGCAACAACTACGAGACAGACAGCAATTTTTGGCGTCGAAGATTGGAAAAGAATCTATCAGACCTATAGAGAAGCTGACTTTCAAAGCTATGATTTTGAGACACTACGCAAGAGTTTTGTAGATTACTTGCGTTTGTACTATCCTGAAACATTCAATGATTATATTGAATCATCTGAGTTTATTGCTTTACTTGATGTTATGGCATTTATGGGCCAAAGTCTTGCATTCAGATCTGATTTAAATACCCGCGAAAACTATTTAGATACTGCCGAAAGACGTGATAGCGTAGTTAAATTAGCTAATTTGGTTAGTTATACTCCACTACGTAATACCGAAGCTTCGGGGTATCTTAAAGTATTCAGCGTGAAAACCACTGAAAATGTACAAGATTACAACGGAATTAATTTAGCAAATATCACAGTTAATTGGGCAGATCCCAGTAATCTCAATTGGCAAGAACAATTTACTAGTATCATTAATGCAGCATTAGTTAATACACAACGTTTTGGAAAACCCGGTAATGACCAAGTTATATTGGGGGTAGATACTCAAGAGTACACTATAAATTTAGTTCCGGGTTATCTTCCCATTATACCATACACCGCAACCATTGATGGTATTAATATGCCATTTGAAGCAGTCAATGCTACCAGTTCTGGCAAAACCTACATTTACGAGCCGCCGCCTTTGCCCAATGGGCAGTTTAATGTATTATTCAGAAATGATCAATTAGGATTTTCTAGTTCTAACACAGGATTTTTCTTTTACTTTAAACAAGGAGTATTACAAAATCAAGATTTTAACTTGCCAGAACGTATTAGTAATCGACAAGTTAATATCAATATCGAAGGTATAAACAACACTGATGTTTGGTTGTATCAACTTGATAATGTAGGTAATATAACAAGCTATTGGCAAATTGTACAAAGCGTGTATGCTGCTGCTATCGAGCAACTTGCACCCGGTACACGAAATATCTATAGTATAACAAGTACAACCAATGATCAAATTATACTAAACTTTGGTGACGGAATATTCAGTACTATTCCAGTGGGCACTTTCCGTACCTATGTACGTGCATCAAACGGGTTAACTTACATTGTTAATCCAGAAGAAATGCAAAGTGTTAGTATACCAATCAGCTATGTTAGTCGCACAAATCAAATTGAGACTATAACATTTACGTGTGGAATCACTACACCTGTTACAAATGCACAAGCTCGTGAGACTTTGCAACAAATTAAACAACGAGCTCCGGCACAATACTACACACAAAATCGCATGGTCAATGGTGAAGATTATAATAATTTTCCTTTCACTCAATACAACAGTATTTTAAAAAGCAAAGCACTAAATCGTGCAAGCATTGGCACTAGTCGTTACCTTGATCTAGTAGACGGCACAGGAAAATATTCCAGCACCAACACATTTTCTTCTGATGGTGCATTATACGAATCTAATAGCTTACCAGCATTCCAATTTTCGTGGCTAACAATACCAGACATTTCTGATGTAGTTTATAATCAAATTAATCCTTTGTTGATTAAATCAGGATTGCAACAATTTTATTATGCTAATTTTACCCGACCTGATTTATCAGTGTTAAATTACACATGGCATCAAAGCACAGTGATTACAAATGAAACCACTGGCTATTTTCAAAATTCGTTAGGCAATCCTGTATCCATTGGTGCGTATGCTAGTAATAATGCCAAATATATAACTGAAGGCAGTCTTGTTAAATTCATTCCCCCTACAGGATATTTTTTCAACGCAGACAATCAACTGGTAGTAGGCACACCTGGGTTGCCTGGTGACAAATTAGTTTTATGGGCAAGCCCTACTGCAATTTATCAAGCAGGCACTGGTAACGGACTAGGCAATTTACCCTCAGGAGTTGGTCCAGTGGTGTTGAATAATTTTATTCCAACTGGGGCCATTCCTACCCAAGTTATTCCAGTGTTTGCCACTACTATTCCAGTTAGCGTACAACAAAGTATTGTGAATCAAATTTACTTGAATCAAAATTTTGGCATTGGTTACAATAATATAACAGCCACATGGTATATTATAGCATCAAATAATCTTGCAGTTAATGCTCCATTTAGTTTAGCTAATCAACAAAGCACTGATGGCACTAACAGTGATGCTTCGTGGCTGATCCAATGTACTACTAGTGCACCTGGGCTAGCAAATTTTACTGTTGTGTCACGAAGTTTAGATTATTACTTTGGCAGCGTACTAGATACACGATTTTTCTTTTACACAAATCAACCAATCTATGATGCACGTACTGGGACTGTGATCAAAGATTTTGTTAATGTATTAAAAATCAATAGCAAACCTGATAGTAATGCTCCATTGCCTGGCGACAATATATTAACTATTATAGATCAACCAATACTAAGCGACGGATTGGTTGACGATTTTCAGGTGTTGGTTAGTTTTATTACAACTCCTGGCGATTTAATACCTATTAATCCAGATTTTTTCAACGATATTGTAGCACCAGAGGTTAATGCTAATCACAAGTTGGTATTTTTACAACAAACAGTTGACTTTAATAATTTGCAAAGATATTTGTTAGTTGCAAGTGGCACAGTAAACAGCGACTATGCTACTAAAAATGCAATTTTATTAGTGCTTGCAGAATATAATATTGGGCAAGTATTTTACGCTTATCAAGAACAAGTATTTTATAAACTTGCGGTTAATTCTGCTGGCAACAATATATTGAACGTAGACTCAACTTACATTGCCTACACTGGTCGTCAAGATTTATATTTTCAATATAGACATAATTCTCCATTGACCAGCAGAATAGATCCAGGATCAACAAATATTATTGATGTGTACATTGTGACCAACGCCTATTATACCGCTTATACAAATTGGTTGCATGATAGTACTGGCACAGTGCAGTTACCTGTTTCGCCCACAATCAATGATTTAACAACTGCTTATGTTGGCCTTCAAGATTATAAAATGATATCAGACAATATGATTTTAAATTCAGTGCAGTTCCAGCCATTGTTTGGCAGCAAGGCCGATCCTGCATTAAGAGCAACTGTTAAAGTCATACAAAACTCTCAAAGCACTGCAAGCACCAGTGAAATTAAAAACCTGGTTATGGCCAACATGAATGCATATTTTGACATAGCCGTGTGGGATTTTGGACAAACATTTTATTTCAGTGAATTATCGGCTTATATACATCAGCAAATTGGTGATATTGTTAGTTCTGTAGTGTTGGTTCCATTGAACCCACAAAAGAGCTTTGGTGACTTATATGAAATTAGATGTGCCCCTAATCAAATTTTTGTCAATGGTGCCACTGTTAACGATATACAGGTCATAACAGCATTGACCAGTACAAACTTACAAACTGCTCCTGGCAGTGGAGTAATTTAATGGCTACAGTTCGCACCGTTGATTTTTTACCCGATATATTCCGGACTCCAGTTAACAAACAGTTTTTATCTGCCACACTGGATCAATTGGTTCAAGAGCCCAAGTTTAAAAAATCACAAGGGTTTATAGGTCGGCGAGTTGGCCCTGGAGTCAATGCCAATGATCATTACGTCTTAGAACCCACTAAGTCTCGCAACGATTATCAATTAGAGCCGGGGGTTATTCAAATTGATCCAACGGATGCAACTAAAATTGTAGATGCAATAACATATCCTGGACTGACTGATGCATTACAAGTCCAAGGCGGAATCACAAATAACTCCAATTATCTTTACACCAGTGAATATTATTCTTGGGATCCGTTTGTTGATTTTGACAAATTTGTAAACTATGCACAATATTTCTGGCTGCCAGGCGGCCCATTGGCGGTCGATGTTTCAGCCACCGGAGTGCCAGCGACTGATAATTTCACCGTCACACGTGCCAATGGAGTATACACATTTAGTGGACAGTCAGGAAGCAACCCAACGCTGACACTGGTCAAAGGTGGCAACTATACATTCAATGTTGCACAAAATACTACAGAGTCCATTGAGTATCGTGTGACTAACAATGGTACAAGTGCATACGTTATTAATTTTGAAAACAATCCTTCGTTAACATTGGTTCGTGGTAACACATATGTGTTTAATCTTTCTTTGACAGACACGTTGCCTTTTTTTATTAAAACCATTGCTAGTTTAGGATTGGTAAACATTTATTCCAACGGCGTTATTAATAACGGTGCAAGCGATGGATTAATAACATTTATAGTGCCGCAAGATGCGCCAGATATTTTATATTATTGTAATCCTGTAGAATTTAATTTGCGCGGACAACTTAACATTGTTGATGCCACTGCAGGCACAGGAAATAATTTTTGGATTCAAACAGATCCGGGGGTTAACGGTCGCATTCCTGCCACACCAAACATCGGCAGTCGAGATGTGCTTGGTGTTATCAATAATGGTATTGATCTTGGCACCATAACATTTAATGTACCACTCAGTGATGCGCAAAGTTTTTATTACAATTTAAATGTGTTACCATTGAATAATGGCACCGTGGATTTGCTAACAACTTTACAGTTTGATCAAGTCAATAATGTGCCTGTTGCTGAATTTATTGCAACCTATGGCGGGATCGACGGGATCACGAATCTCAACGGAAGATCATTGATATTTACAAATCAGACTGATGCAGGATGGGACTTTAATAATCTGCCTACTGGATTTGATTCTGATCCATATTCATATGCAGATCCAATTACAGATCCTGCTTTAAGATACAGTGTTTGGTTTATACAATACAATCTAGTTGATGATGTAGAATACATACAACTGACCAGCATACAACAAATAGCAGATTTAACCAAGTTCACTATACTATTTGGTAGTCAATGGGCAAGTACACAATGGTATAAAGATGCATCTGGGTATTTTGAAGCAATACCGTTGCTGACTGCAGCAAGAAATCTATTATGGTATCAAGATGGCACCGACCCAAATATTTTTGGGCAAATTCGTTTAATTGATCAAACAGCTGCATCAGTATTAGATATTGCTACTATCATTGGTCAAAAAAATTATACCAGTCCCAATGGTGTGGTATTTACTAATGGAATGAAAGTATTATTCCGAGGGAATGTTGTTCCTGCTGCCTATCAAAACAATGAATATTATGTAGAAGGAGTTGGCACTGCGATTAAACTTTTGCCAACTACAAATTTTGTTACACCTGAATTATACATCACCGATGAGTATACTGCAATTGAAAGTGATTCAACTTTAAATGGCCCATTGGTACCAGATTATATTACAATAAATCGCGCCAGCTTAGATTTAAATCCGTGGACTCGTAGCAATCGCTGGTTCCATATTGATATTATAAATGCTGCCGCATCTTATAATAATACAATTCCTGTACTAGATAACAATCTCAGAGCTCGCCGTCCTGTATTAGAATTTCGTGCAGGAACACGATTATATAATTTTGGAACTGAAGGTAAACAACCAGTTAATATCATTGATTTTACTCAAACTGATGCGCTCAGAACAGTAAATGGCAGTATTGGATTTGGCACAGATGGGTATACCTTAATTGAAGGCAGCAGAATTATTTTTGCTGCCGATGTAGACCCAGTGGTTAGACGCACAATTTATGAAGTTGTGTTTATAACTCCTGACACAGTTCCTCCACTGATACCAGAACCAATTATTAGTTTGATCCCAACAACCGATAGTCCTACCTTAGTTGATCAAAGCGTGTTGTGTTTAAATGGTAATACTTTGCAAGGTCAAAGTTTTAAGTATGACGGAATTAACTGGACACAAGAACAGCAAAAACTTAATGTTAATCAGCCCCCGCAGTTTGACATCTATGATACTGACGGTATAAGTTTTGGCGATCATGCAAAATATCCCAGTACAAATTTTACTGGTAGTTCTTTATTCAGTTATGCCGTAGGATCTGGTCCTAAAGACTTATACTTGGGATTTCCTTTAACTTATTTGAGTTTAACAAATATCGGCGACATAGTATTTGATAATAATCTTTATGCTGATTCATTTAACTACACTATAAACAATGCTGGTCAAACTGTGCTACTAAGTTCTGGAGTAGTGAGGCAATACAGCACTAGACTGTTGTTTGATAAAGAAATTGGATGGCAAACAGGTATTACAAAAAGTCAAATCAGACAACAGTTTCAATTTGTTTATGATGGCACTCCAATTCTACTAGATGTTGCGGTTAATGCAAATACCGCAATTCCAGCGGTTCAAATATTCATTAATGCTACATTTCAAGAATCTTATAACTATAGAATTACCACTACAGATAACACCACTAGAATAACTTGGCTAACTGCTTACGTTCCAGGAGATTTAATTGAAATTGATGTGTTAAGTGATCAAGTCAGCAACAATGGATTTTTCCAAGTTCCTATAAATTTAGAAAACAATCCATTAAACAATAATAGTAAACAATTTACATTAGGAACTGTTCGCAATCATTACAGCACTATAGCTCAAAATTTAATTCCGTTACAAGGGCCAGTTATTGGTGCAAATAATACTAGAGATTTAGGTAACTTGATTCCCTATGGGTTGCAAATACTGCAACAAAGTTCGCCTTTGACCCTTGCCGGATACTTTATGCGTGATCCTAACTACAATATTTTTGCAAGTTTGGATTTTAACAGTAGAGAGTATATTAAATTTAAATCTTTGTTATTAAACACTGTAATTAATAATGATTACGGAACCATGACTATTCCGGAAATATTAGATTCTGCGATCGCACAAATTACAGTGGGAAAAACTAATCTAAGTCCTTTCTATTGGAGTGACATGTTGCCCACTGGCACCACGTTTGTTTCGAATTCTACAACCGTTAGCGCAATAACCACTCCGACTTTTAATACTGTACAAACTTATAGTTTCACTGAGTCCAATTATTTAGGATTGTTAGTATATGTCAACAATATATTATTGGTACGTAATTATGATTATACTGTATCCGCCGATAGTCCAGTATTAACTATAACAGTTCCATTGAACGTTGGGGATATTGTCACCATCAATGAATATAGTAATACTGTTGGAAGCTTTGTTCCTAACACACCAACAAAGTTAGGACTGTACCCTAAATTCAAACCAGAAATTTTTTATGATCCAAATTATCTAAACCCAAATCTTGTGATACAAGGGCATGATGGTAGTATAACACTGAGCTTTGGAGATTTTAGAGATGAGATTCTATTAGAGTTTGAAAAACGTATCTACGATAATCTCAAGAATGACGGAAATCCTGTACCATTGGTATCCGAAGAAGTAATCCCGGGATTTTTTAGAACCACAGATTATACACAAGCCCAGATTACACAAATTCTTGGAGAAAGTTTTTTAACCTGGGTTGGGCAAAATAAACTGGATTACAAAACACAAAATTATATTGCGTCAAATCCGTTTACTTACAACTACAGTGTTTCTGGAAACAAACTGAATGAAGAGCCTATGCTTGGTGCCTGGCGCGGCATTTATCGTTATTTTTACGACACCACAAGTCCTAATTTAACACCGTGGGAAATGCTAGGATTTTCGGAACAACCAGTCTGGTGGGCCACACGTTATGGTCCTGTTCCGTATACCAGTGATAACTTGGTGTTATGGGGAGATTTAGAAGCTGGCTATGTGGCTGATCCAGTGGCTCCGTATATTAATCCTCGATATGCTCGTCCAGGACTAACCACAGTTATTCCAGTTGATTCTCAAGGCGTGTTGCTAAGTCCATTGGAAAGCATAGTTGGACAGTATAATCCTAATGCTTGGCGCAAAAGTTGGGTTGTCGGTGATGGTGGACCAACAGAAGCTTCGTGGTGGTCTAGTTCAAGTTATCCATTTGCAGTCATGCGTTTGCTGGCATTAACTCGGCCAGCTGAATTTTTTAGTTTGTTTGTAGATAGAGATTTGTACAAATACAATACAGAATTCAATCAGTATTTGTACAATGGTCGTTACAGAATCAACGCCAACGAAATTCAAGTGTATGGCAATGGTGTTAGTAAAGCAAGCTATATCAATTGGATAATTGATTACAATCAACAACTTGGCATTAATTCTTCTACTGCGCTAACACAAGATTTAGCAAATCTTGATGTAAGACTTTGCTATAGAATGGCTGCATTTACTGACAAAAAATATGCCAACATATATTTGGAAAAATCCAGCCCAGAGAGTCAAAACGCAAGTTTATTATTGCCACCAGAAAGTTGGAACCTGCTGCTGTATGCTAATCAACCTTTTAATCAAGTTGTTTATAGTTCATTAATCATTGAGCAATTAGAGTCTGGGTTCAGTGTATATGGATACAGTAACGTACAGCCATACTTTCCAATTGTGGTTAGTACAATAAACGGAATTACTCAGACAGTTAGCGCCGGAGGAATCAGTGTAGTTGTTCCTGCACAATATACCAGTAATATAGTCAATATTCCTTACGGATACAATTTTTCTAATAGTACAATTGTTGTAGATTTTATTCTTAGTTATGGAGTATATTTAAACAAAAGCGGTCTGATTTTTGATGCTGTCCAAAACGGATACACATTAAACTGGAGTCAAATGGCTCAAGAATTCTTGTATTGGAGCCAACAAGGTTGGGCACCTGGTACAATTATTAATTTAAATCCTGGTGCTACAAAAATTACCGCTTATCGTCCTGGGGCAGTAGTTGCAGCAATTACAAGCATAACTCCTGAAAACATGCTTACAGATCAAAATAAGCAAAGTATTAAATCACGTGATTTAATCATACAACGATATGGAGACTCATTTGTAATATCATCCGCCACTAATCAAACTATTTCTTATTTGGATTTAAAATTTACCAATTATGAAAATATGGCAGTATTAGATAATGTTAGTATTTTCAATGATCTGATCTACGACACTACAACGGCCGAACGGCAAAATCGAATCGAATGGAAGGCCAGCATCAGCAGTGAATGGGACGGTACGTTAAACGCACAAGGATTTATATTAAATCAAAATAATGTTATCCAATGGCAACCTAATGTAAAATATACCAAAGGTGAAATAGTAATTTACAAAAACAATTACTGGAGCGCATTAAACATCGTACAACCGAGCACTACTTTTGAGTATGCTAGTTGGGTGAAAAGTAATTATGCAATGATAGATCCGGGCCTATTACCTAATATTGCAAACAAAGCTGATCAGCAGGCAAATAGTTACAACATATATGATGCTAATTTGGCGAGAGATAACGATTTATTAGCATACGGACTTATTGGATTCAGACCACGCCAATACATGGTAGATCTTAATCTTGATGATGTTAGTCAGATACAAATTTATCAAGATTTTATTGCAAGTAAAGGCACTCGACTCAGTGCTGAATTGTTTACTCGAGCTAATCTCAATAAAGAAACTGGTCAATATAACATATATGAAAATTGGGGAGTATTAGTAGGAACATATGGTGCTAATGCTAATCGTAGTTGGTTTGAAATAAGTCTAAATCAATCACTATTAAGTGGTAATCCTAGCACAATACAAATTATTCAGCCAGGCGAATCGAGTCAAGCAAATCAAACAATTTATTTGAGCAACTTGTGGAGCGAAAGTTATGCAATACCTACAACAAATATTTTACCAACTACATACGGTGTAAATCTTGACACTGCACTACCTTCAGCAGGTTATGTCAATTTAAATGATGTAGATATAACTGTTTTTAATCTCAATGATCCAACTAATATTGATGCTAACATAGGTACTTTAGGTGCCGGTACTGTTATATGGGTAGCACAAATTAACAGTTATGATTGGGGCATTTACAAATGCGTTCAAGTTTCTGGGCGCATGACTATATTAACCAATAATTTAAATGCTACCAGTGTGGTTCAGTTTACAAGTACTCACGGCCGAGCAGTCGGCGATATTATTATTATAAAATATTTTAACGATGCAGTAAACGGCGTATATCGAGTTTTGAGCGTACCTTCGCCGTCTACCCTGGTTATTGCATTTAACTTTACTAATACTGCTCAAACTCAACTCATTGGAGATGGATTGGTATTTTATCTACAGAGTATGCGAGTGAGCCAGGCCAGCGATGTTGTTAATTTGCCATACGCAACATCACTTGTGCCAGGCGCAACTGCCTGGGTTGATAACGATGGATCAGGCCACTGGGAAGTTTTACAAAAAACTGCTCCATTCACAATCACTGACATATTACAACCTTACGCATTATATAACAACTCATTGTTTGGTACCAGTATTAGTCAAACCACTGATCATTATAGTGTAATAGTAGGCAGTCCAGGAGCCGAATCTGGAGCTGGTGCAATTTATACATATCGTAGAGCAGAATTGGTGCCTTACATAACCAACGTGTTGTTGACACTTAACGCCACCGGTACTGCAGGATACGGTAATAGCGTTATGTTTGGAAATTTAAATTGGGCAATTGCAGGTGCAAGCGCAAGCAACTCAAATGCTGGGTATGCAACCACGTTGTATCAAGTTCCTGGCACCAATAGTTATGTACAAACACAATTATTAGTGGCCCCAGATCAAAATTTTGGTTCAACACAGTTTGGATTTGCAACTGCCATAAGTTTGGATGAGCGTTGGATGTATATAAGTGCTCCAGGTGCAAATGCAGTGTATGCGTACGGCAGAGTTGATATACCAGCGCAAACAGTGACCTATCTAACCAATGGAACAACAACTGCGTTTAATTGGGCTGATTCAATAATGATTGATCCTGCCTATCCAAATCAACTGGTTGTTATTGTTAACAATTTAGTAGCAGTATATGGCATTGATTATTATATCAATTCAAATTCAGTGCAATTTTATAGTGCTCCTGCAACTGGACAATCATTGATAATCACACGTAAACAAGTTGCACAAATTGATCATGCAATTTATTATAATGTTGAACAAAATACAACAAGTGGAATTGGTACGGGTGCAATCTTTACTGTGGCAAACACTCGAGGATCATACAATCCTACACTGATCAATGGCGGAACTGATTATGCAATTAGTGATACATTGACCATATCTTATACACAAATTTGTCCCAATGGAAATAGTTCCAACGATCTAGTGATCACAGTGACTGCAGTTACTGACGGAGTTATCTCTGCATTTACATTTGCTGGCAGCGGAATCAGCACAAACAATGGATTTGCATTGGTTGATTATTTGTACACAGTGTCAGACATATACTCTTTTACAGTTAGAGTCAATGGAATATTACAAAGACCACATATTGACTATGATTTTAACAGTGATAGTTCTATAGATTCTGGACTGCTTGAATTCAACACCATTCCGCCGGCAGGTGCAGATATTGAAGTAGTTGCCGACACATATTGGCAATATATTAATTCAATCTCGGTCAATGGACTGGCTGCAGATGCACTGTTTGGTGCCAGTATTGCTACATCAACAGACGGGCGTCAATTAATAGTTGGAGCACCCAATGATCTTGCAGCAGACATACAACATGCAGGCTCTGTCTATGTATACGATCGTAGTGTAGTCAGCTATCAGATAACTAATACCGCTCAGACCACATATATAATACCTGGTGAATATGCTGATCCTGTTGCCGTACTATTAAACAACGTGTATCTAACTAATACCGCTCAATACATCAATGGGCAATTTACTATCAGCGGAAGTAATATTGTACTAAGTTCCGATGTGACATTGTCAATTGGTGATATTTTAACAATTGAAACCAATCAATTCCAACAGATTGAAAAACTTGTTGGAAAAATCCCAGAACAAGCAGCATTGTTTGGATATGCAACCACCATATGTTCAAATAGTTGTAGCATATATATTGGCGCTCCGTTTTCTAATAAATCTGGAACGCCACAGTCCGGCCTGGTTGAAAGACAAGTTAATCAAAGCAGAATATATGGAGTTACAACATCAACTGTTGCTAATCCAGTGTTAACTGCTGGAGACACTATCAGAGTTAACAATATTGAAATAGTAGTACCACCAGGTCCTAATAATAACATAGCAGGAGTAGTGGCAGCAATTAACAATGCCAACGTGCCAAATGCCGTTGCAGCTTTGCTACCAGATGTTAAATTTGTAGGTAATGGTACTACTAAAATATATGACATAGGATCCATTTATTCAGCCGCCGACTCGTACACCACGGTAGTTTATGTAGATTCAGTTTTGCAAACCAATGGGGTTGACTATACCTATAATAATGCCACACAGCAAATATTGTTTGTAAGTGCACCAGCTGCAAAATCTGCAATTACTATAGCATCGGGCAGAATGACAGTGTCGGTGATAAATGCAAAATCTGCTTTACCGTTCAATAAACTTAGTGTGCTTCCGGGTCTAGCAAGTTCTGCATTTGACGCAATTGGATTTAATACTTATATTTGGGTGCAAGACATTTTAAGCCCAAACCCAACCGATTATGGGCATTTTGGATCTAGCATTAGTGTTAATACAGGTGCAGTAAATCTAGTAGTTGGTGCACCAAAGGGTAATGTGTACGAACAAGAAATATTCGACGGTGGCGAAACTTATTTTGACGAACGCAGCACAACATTTTTCAATCCTATTATCAACAGTGGTGTAGTATACACATATGATTATTTGCCTAGTGCAACTACATCTGCTTCAAATCCAGGGTACTTTGTGTTTGGGCAACAAGTTTATAATAATAAGTTGATAAACGGAGACCAATTTGGTACCGCAGTAAATTATGTTAGTGGTAGATTAATAGTAGGTGCGCCGGGCAGTGATACTGAAACTATAATAAATTATGGTGAATCATATATATTTGACAACCCGACTAATTTACCAGCCTGGCAAGTACAATATTATCAGCAACCAGTGGTTGATACAAACCTTCTTACAACTGTTTACAGCTATGACAAATTATTAAATAGCACACAAACATACTATGATTTTATTGATCCTTTGCAAGGAAAAATATTAGGTGCTGCTCGACAAAATATAAACTATATTGGCGCAGTAGACCCAGCAACTTACAATCAAGGATCCATACACAATGTTGGAACAAGTTGGGGGTCGGCGCATGTGGGCGAGATTTGGTGGGATACCAATCGAGTCAGATTTATAGATCCTAATCAAGATGACATTGTTTACGCTAGCAAACGTTGGGGACAAGTATTCCCTGGAAGTAATGTTGACATTTATCAATGGATAGAGAGCTCATCAGTACCTGCAAGCTATACAGGTGTTGGCACTCCTTTGAGCACTATCAGTTATACAGTTGAAACTACAGTTAATAAAAATGGCATTTTTGTCACAAATTATTATTTCTGGGTTAGGGGAATATCAATAATAAACACCGCAGTAGGTAAAACTTTAAGTACAACTGGTATTGCTAATTATATTTTAAATCCAATAGGTAGCGGAATTCCTTATATAGCAGGGTTAAATTCCAGCACCATTGCAATCTACAATGCTGGTAGTTTGCTATCAGCGCAAGATACTATTTTACATGTTGGATACGACCGTCAAGCTACTACTGCTGACGTTCATGTCGAATATGAGTTTATACCCGATGGCCGCCCCGATGGATTTTTGAATGCTAATTTATATAGAAAATTTCTAGACAGTTTTTGCGGCACAACTTTAACAGGTAGCCCGGTCCCAGACCCTATGCTAAGTCCAGGACAACAGTACGGTGTACAATTTAGTCCACAACAAAGTATGTTTGCCAATCGCTTTATGGCATTGCAAAACTATTTGACACGAGCTAACACAGTATTAGCACAATATCCTATTAGTGAAACACGTAGTTTTAATTTACTAAACAGTTCGGAACCAAAACCAGCACCAAATACAGGCGCTTGGAATTTTGAAGTACCTAATCTTGAAGTATTGGGCTACCAAAATCTTGCACAAGTTCCGTTGGGATATTTGTATTTGGTTGATTCGGACTCTAGTCAACACGGATTATGGACAATCTACGTAGTAGCACAAGGCAATCCTGGTCAGCGAGTATTAGATCTTGTACGTATACAAAATTACGATACTCCTATGTATTGGACATATATTAACTGGTATAGACCTGGATACAATAGTTCAACTCAGATTGTGGCCACTGTGACCAATTATGCTGGTCTGAGTACATTAAGTTTAGTCTCTACGCCAGTGGGTAGTAGTGTAAAAGTATCCACTAATAGTCAAGGAAAATTTGAAATTTACCTAAGAACTGCAACTGGATGGGATCGTGTAGGATTACAAGATGGCACTGTAGAATTTAGTGCAACTTTGTGGAACTATGCGTTGGGGCCATATGGGTTCGACGCAGAAGTGTTTGATGCTCAATATTTTGACCAAGAACCTGTTATTGAAACTCGTCAAATTATTCGTGCACTAAATGAAGAACTTTACATCAATGAATTGTTGATAGAACGAAATCAGTCATTGGTGTTGATGTTTAATTTTATCTACAGTGAATTTACTGCTCCTAACTGGTTAATGAAAACTAGTTATGTTGACGTAGATCATACTTTACGAGCATTACTACCTTATCAACTTTATCAGTCTGACAATCAAACTTTTGTAGAAAATTATATTCAAGAAGTAAAACCTTATCATACGCAGATACTTAATTTTAATCTTATCTATGATGGCATGGATACCTATGCAGGTATGCTAACTGATTATGATGTGCCTGCGTACTATAAAACTGATATAGATTTTCCACAATTTGTTAGCCCAATATTAACACCATACACAAGTTCAAATAGTGTTGCTGAAAGTTTTGTTAGTGATGCTGCGTCTAATGCAGCAATATGGATGAAATTTCCTTGGAATCAATGGTTCAGTAATTACCTCTTGGAAATACAAGATGTGATTGTAGTCACTGGTGGTACTGGATACAGTTATACTAATCCGCCTACTGTGACAGTCAGTGGTACATGTGTAACACAAGCTACAATGACTGCAACTGTCAATAGTTTGGGACAGGTCACTTCTATAAATATTATTGACCCCGGAGCAGGGTATAGCACTACTGCACAAATTACACTAACATCTGATACTGGATCTGGTGCAATCATTGTTGCACAAATGGGAAACGGGCTAGTTCGATCATTCCGCACAGTTATTAAATACGATAGATATCAATATCAAACATCCATAGTAGAATGGCAACCCAATATTATATATACTGAAGGTACACAAGTACGTTATGCAAATGTAGTATGGAGCGCAATTGGTACACAATCTTCTACAACATTTATACCGTCTGAATGGACAAAGGTAGATGCTGCTTCGCTCAGTGGTGTTAATCGTACTATGGGATTTTATACCCCGGGCCCAAACCAACCTGGGCTAAGTTTACCATTATTGATTAACGGAGTTGAATACCCGGGAGTTCAAGTACTTGGGTTGAATTATAATCAAAATACTGGTTTTGACATTGGTAATTTTGATATTAACCCTTTTGATAATTTCTTTATAGGACCAGAAGGATTGCCTACGTATGACCCAGCAATACTTGATACATTATATGGCAGTTCTTATCTTGATTTATATCTCGGCACAAGGCCAACTGACATCAATGTGTCGGGCGATGCGTATATTAGTCCTTACAGCAGTCATGCACCAGAAGAGCTTGTACCGGGTGCAGAATTTGATACATTAGATTTCAGAGTATACACTACCCCCGGCGCAGATTGGCGCGGAGTAGGGCATGGATTCCCGTTTGTTGGGAAACGGTATACTTACAATCCTGCAAATCCAGTGGAGTATTTTGGAGATTTATTACCATTTCCAATGGTTGTATTAGCCTGGAACATAACAACTGGATTAGGTGTCGAACCAAGTGCGTATGATTGGGTTAACTACAACTTTACACTAACACAAGGTGCCAGTGCCGGTGATATTATACAAATTGCTGTTGTAGCCACCGGAGGTGGAAATCAATTAATGAGCGATACTTATATTGGTTCCGATATAGGTAATACAATAATTATACCATTTAACTACAGTGCAATCAGTGAATTTGTCATATACAACGGTGAATTTGGACCATTGGTGCAAAATGTTGATTATACGTATTCAGTTTATAATCAAAATAATACTGTAATAACATTTACACAAACATACGGCTCGTCAGATAGAATTAATTTAACTTGTCTTGGCTATGCTGGTACTGGGCCAACTTATAGTTGGAGCCTTCCTATATTCCAGTCATTTTTTATAGAAAATTCAACTATATTATCTTACACATTGACCAACAGTTTGCAAGGTACTAATCCAGTTAATATTGTAGTGACTCGAAATGGTGTACGGGCCAGACCATCTAACAGCGTGAGATATATTACCAATGGACTGCAAACAATATATGATTTGCCAATCACTGACGGTGTCAACCAGGAACTTATTACCGACAATGATGTCTCAGTATATTTAGATAATCAAGTCTTGATTCAAAACGTTGATTATGTAGTTGATCCTTTTGATATTTCGTCTTTACGCACCATAACTTTGGCCGTTCCAGCGCCTTATGGAAATACATTGTTAGTAGCAGTTAGGACTGCTGCACAATATTGGGTAGTCGGAGATCAACTAATTTTCCAACCTAGTGCTGGATTAAGTCCACAAGTCGGCGATTTTATAGAAGTCATAACATGGAATGACACATCAGAACAAAGATTATTAACGCAAGTATGGGTTGGTCCTACCACCGAAGGAGTTTATGTTGGTGAAGGATTTGATACTACTAACTACGATCCGTTGTTTATACCACAAGCCATGTTTACAAGTAATCCTCCTGTGCCGTTGACTGCAACAACGTTGCAAGCTGATCACGAATATCAAATTAATGCGCCAGGCACTACTGATTTTACATTGATTGGTGCTCCTGACAATAATACAGGTACAATTTTCTTAGCTACCGGCCCCGGGACAGGTACAGGTAATGCTTTTGAAATAGTATATACTCGAGATCCTAACACAAGCACATATAATAACATGCCTGGAGCATACGATTACAGTGCAACGGTACCAGTTTTGACCAATAAATTTGATATAGGCACTATTATTTTAAATCCGGAAAGATTGTTAGTGACATTGAATGGTAATTGGTTATTCAATGGCGAAGGGTACACAACTGATGGATCAAATATAATTATAAATGGACCTCCTATATCAGCATCTTCAGTAGTAGCGGTTACTAGTTTTGCGCAAATCAGTGTGCCTGCGGCAATGGCATTCCGAATTTTCCAAGACATGAGAGGTGTGCAAGCCACGTATAGAATAACATCAACTACTACAACTACTTTGGTACAACCGGTGTCTATAACCGACGACATCATTTATGTCAACGATGCTGCCGCACTGATTGAACCAAATCTAGTAGACAATGTGTGGGGTGCATTGACCATCGACGGCGAGAGAATTATGTATCGTGTTAGAAATATTAACAATAATACTGTCAGTAGTTTACTAAGAGGCACTGCCGGAACTGCTGCCGCCTCACATACATCCGGAGCTATCGTATACAATATAGGGCCAGGAAATTTATTACCAGCAGAATATCAAGATTATATTGTTGCTAATAAAACATTAGGCGATGGAACAACTACTACATTTGTGGCTGATAATATTGATGTTGGTAGTTTAGATAGTACCACTATGGAAGAAGCAGTACAGGTATATATCGGCGGAACATTGCAAACTTCTGGATATATTATAACTGCAGACAACCCTGTGATAGTAGAATTTGATACTGCTCCGCCGGCTAATGTAGAAGTAGATATTTTAATTCGTAGAGGCGTGACTTGGTACGCACCTGGAATTAACTCTGCTAGCAATGGTAGACCTTTACAAGAAACCAATACCAAAGCTGCAAGATTCCTACGTGGACTTTAATCAAGGTAAATATATCATGACTGAAAATAAAACGCCAACCCCGCCCGTACAAGAAGTTACGCCCACGGCCAAACGGCCCAATGAAACAGGAAGTATTTCGGTTGAAGGATTTGTGAGAATTTTTGATCCAAACACAAAAGAAAAATTTGTGGAGAAACGAGCATGATTATTCAACCAGGCCTAGCCAAAATAGAAGGATTTGTTAAAATCCACGATCCCAAAACAGGTGAAATTTTACTTGATAAAAAAAATGCCATACACTACGAAAACATCAGTATTTGTATGGCCAATATGTTAGCCGATAAAAATCTCGGATACATTTATCAAATGGCATTTGGCAATGGGGGTAGTGCAGTTGATCCCACTGGAGTTATCACTTACTTACCCCCAAATACCACTGGACAAAATGCAAATTTATACAACGAAACTTATTATAAAGTAGTTGATAATAATTCAGCCGGGGATACTAATCCGGCTAATAATTACATAACGGTATTGCACACATCTGGCAATGTATATACTGATATAGTTGTCACTTGTTTATTAGATTATGGCGAACCTGCCGGTCAACAGGCATTTGATAACAGTACTAATTTCAATGGCGAATACGTGTTTGATGAATTAGGACTAAAATGTTGGTTTGGTAGTTCTACCAATTTACTGTTAATAACTCATGTTATATTTCATCCAGTACAAAAGAGTTTAAATCGTCAAATACAAATTGACTATACTTTACGTATTCAAACATTAACCAATTTGAGCACAGCATAAATATGTATATATTACTATGCACTAAATACACAATGACGGAGTAATCAAAAAGATGTCGTATACAATAACGTTAACCGATGGTGCAGTATTTGCTACTGTAGCAGATGGCACTATAAACACTTCCAGTTCCATGACCTTGGTAGGTAAAAATTATGCTGGATATGGCCAATTCTTAAATGACGATATTATACGTTTATTAGAATGCGGATCAAATTCTACTCCACCTGGTGCACCATTAACAGGGCAACTTTGGTTTGATTCTGGAGCTGGATTGCTCAAAATTTATAACGGTAGTGTGTTTAAAACTATTTCGGCTGCAACCGCTAGTGACTCTGCGCCCACTAGTAACAGCACCGGCGATTTATGGTATAACACAACTACACAACAACTTAATGTATGGACTGGTACAACATGGCTATTGATCGGTCCGCAGTTCACTGCTGGACAAGGTATAACCGGAGCAATTCCGGCAACAATAGTAGATAATGGATCGTTCAGTCATCAATGTATTGAATTGTATTGTGGTAATAATATAATAGGTATTGTTAGTCAAGACGCGGCATTCACACCTGCAACTCCTATTCCAAATTTTACTACAGTACGCCCTGGTATTACTCTTGCAGCATACGGAACCGGTGCCAATGTTCCGTTGTTTCAAGGCACTGCCACAAATTCTCAAGCACTCAGCGGACTGGCAAGCACACAATTCATGCGAAATGATGCCAATGCAACTACTTCTGGCACTGTGGGCATATTAAACAATGGCGGATTATCAGTGGGTCTCAATAGTGATTTAAGAGTCACTGTTGCCGGCACCGCAGTTACTGTGGCCAATCAAACTTCAAATGGCAACATTAATTTTAGTGTAAACAAAGCTGGGGTTCCTACCACAGTCATGACAATCA